GGAGCCGATGACGTCGTTATCGGACAGCGAAGCCAGCGACTTGATGTCACGGATTTCGATGATGTTCCTCTCGTCCTCCTTCAGCACAACGACCATGTCGCATCTGATTTTGAACGGCAGTTCGATACGCTCGTCTTCGCCCTTCCACTTGTATTCGACCTCAAGGATGCCTGAGTACGAAACCTCGTTCATGGCATTGGTCCTGTCGGGCCTGACGCCTTCGTACATCAGAGGTGCGGCACTGTCACGCATACGCATGGCGGTGGCCAACTCAGCCTCCTTGATGAGGTCCTTGCCACCAGAGGCGGCTTCGAATTCGGCATACAGGAGTTTGCCCTCCTTGGTACGCCTGTCCAAGTCTGGCAGGACGGCGTACCTGTTGTTGAACTGGTCCTCTTCGAGCACCAGCGTGTGGAACAGACTGCCCATGACTAGGGCAGGAGTCTTCTCCATTGGGTTGAGTCTCTGGTTCTCAGCGTGAGGCACACCATGGGTGTAGACCTTCTTGAGGTAGGACTGGTTGAGGCCTTCCATGGCCCTGTAGTCGGCGTCTTCGATGACGTGCCTATCGCACTTCAGGAAGATGACCTTGGGCTCGGAGGCGTTGAGGATGTCTTGGTATTTACTCATGTGTTATTTCTGGGTTTGAAGTTCGATGGACTTAAGGAGCAACGCCTTGACGTCGTCCATGCTGTTGGGTTCGTAATAGCACAGGAGCCTGTAGGCCTGCCATGCGATTCTACGAGCCTTGTCGTCGCTTGCGGCGATAGCGTGCTCGAGTTTGTGATACTTAGCGGATTTCATGTTGGTTCAGTTGGCAGTGTCCATCAGGACGGCTGTTCGTCAATGGGCTTTTTGGGTTTTCTTCCCTGCCCACCCTTGGTCCAGCCCTTTCCTACCTTGGTGTAATAATACTGTAGATTGTTCTGGGTCTTCTTGGCCTCTTCCTTATGCGTCTTGGCGAAATCGTCGGCCACCTTGTTCGTCCTGTCATCATGCTTGGTCCCGCCCTTGCCTTTGAACATGCCAGTTGCTTTAGACAACTCAGCGATGCTCAGGGTGACAGGGATGTGCTTGATGATGACCTTGGTGGTCTGAACGCTACCAGTAGGAGAGTTGTACCCCCTTCTCTTAGAGCCTTTGGTTCTGGTGCTTGCGGACCTGTGCGAAACTTTGCTCGCCCATGCCACAGTGGCACTGACCCTATCGGCTCTCAGACCATGTTCGAACAGCGGGTTAGACACGCTGACGCCTCTCTCTTTCAGTTTCTGAACGAGCAGTTTCCTTTGTTTTTTGGCGTCCTTGTTCATGTTATTTGTTGCAGATGTGGCAGATGCCGTAGGGAGCGACGCCCCCGCACCATTTGCAGATGTAGGAGCCGAACCAGCCCTTGATGGAGATGACCTTCATGTTAGCCGAAGACCACGCCCTCCCCGTTGCTGAAGACGATTTGGGCCATGGCATCGTCGTGTACGCCATCAGGTTCGTACTCCTGCATGAGGATGTTATCGAGCCTCTCTTCGTCATGGTCAGGCTTGGACAGGTAATCCAGATACCTCAGGTAAGCGTCCACCTTGGTGGGCAGGAACTTATCCTTGGTAGTCTCGACGTACTTGACCCACTCATCGACTGCGAGAGCAGGAGTGACCTTGGTCCACTTCGACTTGTAGCCTTCGCAGTTGAGCCTGCCCTCGACGACCCAGTCCTTGATGGCTGGCTTGCCGCTGGCGGTCTCACCGCACTCAGGGCCAGCGAAGGCGGCGTCTAGGAAGCCGCCCTTGGAGAGCGACTTGACCTCGAACCACGCAGGGTTGATGCCCGTCTCGAAGGCACCATTGATGACGCTAGCGATAGCGTTGGTGACCTTGATGTTGTTGATGTCTATTTCGTATTTCATGTGTGTGTTTGGGTTAGAGGTTGTCGATACCGAGTTCTTTTTCGAGTTCGTCAAGGGCCTTGCTAATGGCATCGATGGCGAACCACGTTTTGATGAACTTGAGTTTCCTAGCCTTCAGGACCTCATGGACCCTGTTAAGTCTGGTGTACAGTTTCATCTTCTTCTCGTATCCTTCAGGGGATTCGAAGTCGTGTGCAATCACAGTAAGCACGTTGATGCTTTCGGACTTCTTCTTGACCCTGAGGTGAGGCTTGGGCACTTGGATGAAATCCGAGTACTTGCCTAGGTTGATTGGTTTTTCTTTGTTACTCATGTGTGTGTTTGGTTGGTTAGAATTGGTTGATGCCCACGTGCCCAGCACAGGCTGGAGTGATGGTCTTAGCCCCGCCATTATGGACGAGCGACGCATCCTTGACTTTCCTTTCGATGAAGGAGTCGAGGACCGAGAGAAACTGCGAGGAGACTCTCTTGCCGTTGTAGGCCTTGACCATTGCCTTTACGGCAGAGGGTTTGATGTATTTGTATTTAGCCATGTGTGTGTTTGGTTTGGAAAGTTGATTGAGGCCCCTTCTTCGGGTCGGGCTTACGCACCCCCATGACGTGGGGTGACCTCATAAGCAGATTTAGGATGTGTGCCGAGCGTTACGGGATGCCATCACACCTTTCGGTGCTCTTACCATGTCTGCAAAGTTATGCCCCCGAAGGGGCTGGCAGTTACCAGATGAGGCCGATGGTCACGCAGAGGGCGATTAGAGCCGCCGTGTCGATGACCAGAGCGACGACCCACAGGGTGCCGATTTGGTGCTTGTTCATGTTGTTGTTTGGTTGTGCCCGTTAGGGCGGGTGAAGGTGAGGCTCGGCTATGCTAGACCGACTTACGCCTTGGAGTTTCAACCACGATACTCTTCGGGACCTCGTAAATGGGCCTCCGATGGAGGCGTTTTGGCCACCGCTCCTAGGAGGGTGTTAGCCAAGGACAGTTGTTTAGACCGCCCTAATTGGTTAGGCGTGGGTGATAGGATGACCCTATCTTCTTACCTCTTTGCACTGTCAGAGGCCCAGACCTAATGTACTCATGTGTGGTGAGATGGTGATTCAGGAGAGATTCGAACTCTCATTGTCGGGTTCGTAGCCCGAAGTCCTATCCGTTGGACGACCGAATCGTAGATGTTTATTACATGAACTGTTGATTTGAAAGAACGAGGCTGGCCTGAGCCGATAGTCGATGCGAAGCCAATCGTCCGCACACTTATCAGTTACTGGTGTTACCCAGCGGCCAACACCAACGACCATGCAACTTACTTCACCTCATGCAACCACCAATCTGTTGTTTTTACGTAAGTCTCTGATAACCAACGAAATAAACTACTAAATTATTACCAAATTAACCCTAATTTGAGGCCTATTTGGGCCCATGTAGGGCATAGAACGGATGGTATTGTACTCTACGTGCTCGGTGCACATGTCGTGGAAATTCTCGTCCGCATTTACGTATGCAGATTCCAATGACTTGAACGTGCTGTATTTGTTTTTCTCATACAGGCACATGAGCGTGTGCCAATAGACCAAGTTGCCTCTGTCATACACTACGTGGTGCGTCCAGTTGCTTGGGTCTTGCACAATGTCCACCATTGCGTGGTCATACCATTCTCTTGGCTCCAGCACCGCAACTACGATGCCCTCTTGCTCGACGTACTCATCAATGAGTTCACCAATGACACGCTCAGGCATCTTGAACTTGCTCTTCTTTTTCTTGGCCATGCACCTATCTGTGTGCATCGTGCATGCACAGGGCAACATGAGACTTGGATACGAGATGAACATCATCCTAGGAGGCATCTCCATTGTGGAGTCTGGGAACAACGATATGGCAGTTGGCGACAGGCACCATGCTGATGGCCCAGCCCTTGGCCGCTTCCAGATACACCAGAGTGCATGGACTGATATCGACAAGATGCGTAGGGCCAAGTGCCTGCCTGTTCACCCCTATCATGACGCACACAAGGCCAGCGTAGCACGTGCATATGCACACACATTGATAGATGCCATCATTGAGCAGTTCGTTAAGTCGCATTCAGCCAAGCCATCGCCATCGCTCATTTACGCATGCTATTCCCTTGGGCCGTCCATAGTGCCCAAGATACGCAACATGGCTGGGCTCAAGATTGTGGGCACTGGCGAATACTCACTCATCGTGTGCAACAACATGGAGGCAACACTTTGGGGCATCGGCTACACAACCAGCCTCTCCCGACGTAAGGCCAAGCAGGCAGACAGATACGAGAAGATGGTGCTTGCCCATTACATCAGTATGCGTGACTTGGGCATACCACTTATCCAATGAGCGACAGAGCCAAGTTCGACCTAGACCTTCAGTATGGCCAAGCAGGTGAGAAGTGGTTGGCATGGCTAGGCACTGACCAAGCCAAGGTCGAGGTGAAGACCGAACGTGATACTTGGGCCACCACAGGCAATGCCGTGTTCGAGTTCAGATGCCGAGGCAAAGCCTCAGGCATAGCCGTCACTACGTCTGACTTCTGGGTGCACAACTTCATGCTAGGTGGGAAGCATTGCATGACCTATGTATGGCCCACCGAAGACTTGAAGACGTTCCTCAGGATGTGCCATTCGACCACTGGGCTTCATGGCTCACGTAAGGTATCAGGTGGCGATGATGATGCCTCAGAGGTCATCCTAGTGCCCATCTCAGCCCTTTGGCGTATCAGTTGCTACTCCTTGCCTATGTCGGTCAATCCAAGCCGTCCTAGCCAATCCTAGACCCCTTAGACGACGTGATTAGGTTAGGCTGATTTAACGCGTCGCATAGGGCACTGGTAATACCTAACAAAGCATACCCCATGTCAATACCCCAACTGGTATCATGACTGGTTTGACCTACATTCTCCTTAACCATGACCTAATCACCCCTAATTGAGGGACGACTAGACATAATTCATGTTGTGCGAAATCGAATCCGACGTCATTTGGTCAGGATTCAAGGGGGGGAGGGGGGTCGATGGACGGCAGGTCGCTGAGGCCGAACGGGTTAGGAGACGTATCCTTTGCGTTCAAAAAGGAATGCTTTGGATTTTTAGACCAATCCAGAAAAGCCTGAGTAGAATCTGGCTTTTCAACTGCCACTTCAGCGTCAATAGCCTGTTCTTTAGCCTTTCTGAGGGCCTCACCACGTTCTGTAAGTAGTTTATTGATAGTATCATGCGAAATGCTGAAGCGGTGTTCTACGACGCTTTGGGGCTGGTCCTGTAGGGTCTGAATCTTGTCGATGGCGATGCCCATGGCGATGGGAATCTGGGAGACGTGCAGGTTGTCCAGTTCGTCCACCAACTTGCGTGAAGCCTGTTGCACGAAGTTCTTCAGGTTGCGGACAGTCGTGGCCTTGAACTCGTCCTGAAGGCCCGTGGACTCAGGCATGGCCCTTTTGACCGCCATGACGTTGTTGGGCGACATCTTGGCCTCTTTGGCGATTTCGAGGATTGGCTTACCCTCCCTCAGCAGGGCTTCCGCCTTGGCTTTACGCTCCTTGGGCACTTTTGAGGCTTTGTGCTGGGAAGAGGGGTTGGTGCTTAGACGCTCGTTATCCATGATTGACTCGTATGTGCCATTCAACCACGTGTCAACCATGCCCGAGGATACCCCCGACTATTTTGAACGCAGGTTCATGGTGGCCTTAGAGCCCATCAGGACCACCCACCAGTCAGACCTGAGAATCCTCCAAACCAAGGACGGACGTCAATTCATCGGGAAGACGTCCAAATCCGAGGTTGTGAAGTGGATGCAGGAGTTTGCCCACCAAGCCGAGAAGTACGCCCCAGACGCACCTTACGAAGGACCACTTGAACTGACCCTCTATTTCGGCTTTCCCCTGATTAAGTCAGACAAGGGCAAGGACGCCCCCATGACCACCAAGCCCGATTTCGACAATCTGGCCAAGTCCATGGTCGATACCCTCACCAAGATTAAGTTCTGGGGGGACGACTCGCAGGTCGTTTTTGGCAAGGTCATGAAGTTTCGCACCAAACTGCCGTTCGTCGGAGTCTGGATTAAGCCCTGCAAATTCATCGACAGCGAATACTGCGAACAAATCCGCAAGCACCTCAATGAGAGAATCTGACCTGATACGCCTGTATGGCCTCCCCAAGGAGGAACTGCGTGAATACCGCCTGACCCTTGTCCGAGGCGAAGACTGGGACAAGGAGAAGGTGGGCGATAAGCCCGAGAAACTGTGTCCCGTAATTTTTTCCCCTTCGGGGAAGGCTAAGGTTCTCGAGAAATTCGGCGTTAAGGAGGCCAAGCCAGCCGAAATCGACCCAACCACCTTCAAAGCGAAGGTGGTTAGGTGTGACTTCCCGAATCGTCGCCTGATGACCGCCCTGCCCGAAGGTAAGGGAACTCCCATTACAGTGCAGACGTTCGATTCCCGCCTGTTTTACCGAGGTGCCGAGATTGTCGTCCAGATGAAGGGGTCTGCATTTTTCTGCTCGCAAAGACCTGCGTCCGCACAGAGACTCTTCAGCACCTCTACTAAACCCAACCCCAAATGAAGTACAAGAATGAGAAGCCCGAAGGCTCCAAAGGCACCAAAGATGCTTACGACAAGAACGAATACCGCTCCAAAGGTAAAAAGCCCCAGAGGGGCGGCAAGCGTTGCTAAATTTCCTAGAAAATAAAAACCCCACACTACCCCAATGAAAGAAATCGAAAGAAAAGGATTCAAAGACGTAATCAAGAAAGTCGTCGATGCCGCCTCCTCGGCAGAAAAAAAGTTCCACGGGAATCTTGGCCGTGGAGTCCTTGATGCCGCCGACAAGGCAGGCAGTAAGTTGCCCAAGAGCCTCAGTCCAGAAGAGTACAGCCAAGCCGACATGGACAATGCCATGAAGATTTGGAAGCAGCAGGGCACGGGCAAGATTGGTAACCAGCCCACGGGCAAGCCCTATTCGCAGGGCGGCGACATGGGTAAGTACGAATTCTTCGGCCAGTTTAACCCTAAGAAGAAGCCCAGCGGCGACAGTTACATGAATAAGCCCAAGGATAACTACGTCGAAAAGCCGAGCGAAGACGCAGGCATCGTGCATGACCCGTACACCGCCATGAAGTACACCGCCTATGCTAAGAAGTGGGGGAAAGGCATGCCCAAGGACAACCTTGTGATGAGAAGGCCCGACCCCTCTAAGGGCGAAATCGCCGCTGGTCGTGCAATCTCTACTGGTTCCGCCCTTGGCTATGGTGCCGCCAAGGCCCACTCGTACTGGACTGACAAGAAAAACGAACAGAACAAGTAATGAGTTCTGAAAACCAGAGGAAGGCGGCGAAGGCCGCACTCAAGAAGATTGCCGACGCAATCTCCGAGAACGAGGGTCGCATGAGAATCCTTCAGAAGGGTGAAGACGCCGCCACCAAAAAGGCAAGCAACACTTCCAATGAGTGGAGGGAGCATGATTCCAGATACAGACGCATGGTCGAGCAAGCGGAGCAGAAGGAGCCACACCTGCCAACGGCTACGCAACGCTACGGACGCAATAGCACGAATGTCTCAGCCCATGGTCAGGCGGACGATTACCATAGGGCATTGGCTTGGGAGCATAACAATAGGAGTATTGGAAACTGGGGCGAAAAAAAGGAAATCCAAGACATCAGAAACAGGGGCGAGAAAATCACCCTTCGCAGAAAAGGAATCGAAGCAAAGAATGAATCCCTGAAGGAAGAAGCGTCCAACATCGCCATGACTGAAAGACAGCATGTCGAAAAGGTTATCTCGGACATGAGGGCCAGAGCGAAGAAGGGCATCAGCACCGAGTACGCCGACAACCTTATGATTCAGGGCAGAGGCACTCCTCCCGCCGATTTCGTACCAAGAACCACCCAGCAGGAAGGAAACCTCGTCGCCAAAACCATTGGTGCCGCTGGTGCCGCTGGTACCGCTGGTTACTGGACGAGAAAGAAGGAATCTGACAGAGCAGGTCAGAAGTAACCCCAAATCTACATGGCGGAAGACGACAAATACGTTCCGTCAGAAGGGAACACTGGTCTAGACCCCACCATCTCTAGGATGGCGATGGGGGCACTTTCCCGTGCCCTAGACCAAGAGCAACAGGCTTACGAAAAAAAGCGTGAAGACTCAAGAGCGTCTAGCCTTCAAAAGTTCAACGCCCTCTCCAGCAAGGTTGATATTCCTGATGGATACGAGATGGACGATGAAGGCGTCCTTAGAAACAAGGGCTACAAGTACACCAAGGGGTATGCGGCAAAGGAGAAGACGAAGGCTAAACGGGCCCACATAACTGAAAGGACTTGGGGCAAGTACAACAGGGGCGAGACGCAGGACATGTATGGGGGAAGAAAGGCGACTCCCATGCGTCAGATGCCGATAGAGCCACCGAAAAAGAAATCAGACATCGCCAAGTCAATGTCTCCGACATACGGGCAAATCGCTCTTGGAAAATTTGGTGAGATGGCGGCTGGCCCTGTGGCCTCTGGCTTGATGCCATGGATTTCAAGATTTAACCCCAACGTCTGCGGTCCGATGAGGGTTGCGACATTCGGCAACTACGGAGGCGTAATCCAATCTAACGCACAGGAAGCGGCAAACAACGGATTCCCTGTCAATCTTGAGGAGAGTTGGGGCAAGGCCTGATGGCTTTTGAGAAAGAAACAGTCTGCGGGATTGAACTGACCAAGCATCCCGTAATCAAGATGCCTACCGAGTCCGAAATCTTGGACTTGGCTCAGGAACTAGGCCCAGACGCCTTGACGGAAATCCTCAAGCGTCGTGAGGAAAAGATTAAGGCCGAGCAGAACGACCCCTACAGACATGGCTACGAGCCAGACAGTTGGGCTGAGGCGGACAAACTGCTGATGAAGGGCAACGAGTTGCTCATCATGGGAGGCAACCGAGCGGGAAAGACCGAATACGCCGCCAAGCGTGTCATGCAGTTGCTGTGTTCTAGGCCCGAAAGCCGTGTTTGGTGCCTACACACCACTTCCCAGACATCCATCCAGATGCAACAGGCGGTCATCTGGAAGTACATGCCCCCAGAATTCAAGAACGCCAAGAAGACCAAGGTCACTAACATCCAGTATTCCCAGAAGAACGGGTTTTCCGACGCAACTTTCGTCCTGCCTAATCGCTCGCAAATCTTCTTCATGAACTATGGTCAGGAGAAGAAGGTCATCGAAGGTGGCGAACCAGACTTCATCTGGTGCGACGAACTTGTGCCGCAGGACTGGATTGAGACGCTCCGCTACCGACTAGTCACCCGCTCTGGTAAGATGATTCTTACCTTCACGCCCATCACTGGCTTCACGCCCGTCGTCAAGGACTACGTCGCTGGCTCTAGGATTAAGAAGACGCTCTTTGCAGACCTCCTTCCAGATACCCAGAATGTCCCAAGCATCCCCAAGGGGCACATGCCCTACGTTGCAGAGTGTAGCAAGGGTTCGGCCAATGTAATCTGGTTTCATTCAATCCTCAATAAGTACTCCCCGTTTGAACAAATCAAGTTAGCACTTCGAGGCAGGGGCCCTTACGAGGTGAAAATCCGTGCCTACGGATGGGCGGAATCACTTTCTGGCTCGCAGTTCCCAAGATTCGGCGAACCGAACATCATTCCCGAGGAATTAGTCCCAGAAGAAGGCACGAACTACATGGCCGTGGACCCTGCTGGTGCCAGAAACTGGTTCATGCTATGGATGCGTGTGCTACCAGATGGCTCAAAGTTCATCTACAGGGAGTGGCCAGACATCAGCATGGGCGAATGGGCCATGGCTGGCGAGAAGCACGACGGAAAGGCTGGCCCAGCCCAAAGACAAGGTGCTGGCATGGGGCTTGAGGAAATCAAGAAGCACATCCTAGACCTTGAGAGCGGAGAAATCATCGCTGACAGATACATCGACCCACGTGCAGGTGGCACGACAATCATCCAGAAAGAGGGCGGAACGACCCTAATCAACCTGCTGGACGAAGGTGAGAACCCGATGTACTTCACCCCTGCGGCAGGCCTAAGGCTGGAAGAGGGCGTATCAATCATCAATGACTGGTTCGCTTACGACCCCAATCAGGAAATCTCGATGGTGAACCTTCCTAAACTTTTTATCTCCGAAAAATGCCACAACTTGATTTGGTGCCTAAGAGAGTGGACTGGGCTGGACGCCGAAAAGGGTGCCAGCAAGGACCCTATTGACGCACTGAGGTATTTGGCCGTCATGGACCCAATGTATGGCGGTGCGGACACCTACAAGGCAATCGGAGGAGGCTCTTACTAAAATGCTCCCCAAAGAAACACCGCCGTTACTGAGGCTGGCCGACGCCGCCAGAATCTTCAATCTCTCTAAGTCTACCCTTCTGAGGCTCAGGAACAAGGGTGCTATCAAGACTTTCAAGACCCTAGGAGGACAGCACATGTACTTCAGGGACGAAATCATCAACTTTATCAATCAGAACACCCATGAACTTCAAAAGCCCGACTCCCCACGCTGATAAACTAGCGTATCACGCAGAGAAGCCAGACATTGAACTGCTTCTCACGGAATACCAGAGGTCCGCCTTCCATGGCACCATGGTTTCCAAGATGAACTACGCTGACGACATCAGGCTCACCAGATGGACTGGACAGACTGATGACGGGAAGAAGCACTCTTGGGCACGTCCTGACGGCGACCCAGCCTTCCCTTTCGAGGGTGCGTCCGACGTCCGCATCAGGCTTGTCGATAGGCTGATTAACGACCAAAAGGCACTCCTCCTCACTGCCTTCAAGGGTTGCACCCTTAAGGTCGGGGGGACGGAAATCAATGACACCATGTCCGCCGCTTCGGCGACGACGCTCATGCGTTGGATGGTTGAGACTAAGATTAAGAACGAACTGCACAAGGAGGCTGAACTAGCCGCAGATTACGCACTTACGTACGGCTGGAGCGTTGTTCAGGTCACTTGGGAGCAACAGATGGGCACCAGAATCAACAGCATGAAGTTGGATGAACTCCAAAGCATGGCCATGCTTGAGAAACAGCAAGGCAACGCCAGCGGCGGCGAGGGTACATTCACTAAGTTGTTCAACAGCATCGTGGACCCTGCCAAGGAGGAGTACGCACTGGCACTTCTTAAGGACGTCATGCCCCAGATGAAGCAGAGGGACATGAAGAAGTTCGTCAAGGGCATGAGGGAAAACGGAATCGGTGAAATCCCTGAAATTTACATTCAGAGAAACCTTCCTCACGTCGAAGCACTAAAGCCCTTCGATGAGGTCTGCTTCCCGCCCGAGACGGCTGACCTACAAAAAGCCCGTGTAATCTTCAGAAGACAATACATGACCGAGGTCGAACTTCGCTCTACAGCGAAGATTGCTGGGTGGAACAATGATTGGGTTGAGAAGGCGGTGAATAGCATGGGCAACCATTACTACTTCAATGACCCCAACCTAATCCCGACCACTACGATGCTCAATTCGAACATCGAGCGTGGCAACAACCTCATCGAGGTCGTGTGGGCATACTACAGGCAATTGGACGCAAGCGACGTTCCAGCCATCTACTACACTGTCTTCAACCCACATTGCGGTGCGGACATGTACGCAAAGCAAGACATCCTCAACTACGCCCATGGAGAGTACCCCTTCGTCGAGTACAGACGTGAAAGAAACAGAAGAGCCGTGGCCGAATCCAGAGGCATCCCAGAAATCAACAAGACCGAGCAAGACGAGGTTAAGGCCCAGCATGACGCCATCAGAGACAGAACCGCATTCGAGGTTCTTCCGCCAGTAAAGGTCGTCAAGCGTATCGGAGCCCTAAACCGAATTGCCCCCGCTCAGGTCCTTCCCGTATCCAACAAGGACGACTACACTTGGCTGGAGTCTCCTAGAAGCGACGCTGGAATGGCCTTCCAAGTCATACAGCAGGTAGAGCAGAACTTGGGCAACTACTATGGATTTGCCGTAGGCGAACTTATCGACCCGCAGAAGGTGCAGATGCTCAAGCAACTTCAGGTGGACGGATGGCTCATGTTCTGGAACAGGGTCTACACCCAGATGTTCTCGCTCAGCCTTCAGTTCATGTCCGAGGAGGAAATCATCCGAATCACTGGTAGCCCTCTCAAGCAGGGCATGCAGGACATTCACAGCCAGTTTGACTTCAATGTACGCTTTGACGTCCGTGATACCGACCCCGAATTCGTCCAAAAGAAACTGGAAGCCATCATCAAGACTGTCGTACCCCTCGACAGCGGTGGCATCATCGACAGGAACAAGTTGGTCAAACTGGTCATCGAGTCCATCAGCCCAGACGCCGCCAGAGAACTGGTCATCGACCAAGCCACGGCATCTCAGAAACTGTACAAGGACGTCGTCAGCGACATCGGCATGATGATGCTAGGCAACGAAGCATTGTACACCGAGATGGACCCTGCCGCCTCCAGCAAGTTGCAGTTTGCCCAAGACATCATGTCCAAGAATCCGAAGGCACAGCAGGCCCT